TTTCACTATTTAAACCGAATTGTTTCATGTAAATATTCGATACCACAGCTACCCTAAGTTTAAGCAATCCGCCAATTATTAATTTTAAACAATATTAACAAATTTCCCATCAAAATTCAATCTTATATTACAGATCTTTATGACTATCTTTATAAGATGGATTTTGCTAATGTTGAGTTACAGTTAACAAATATTGAATTAGACCCAGAATTTTGTATTATGGAGGATGAATGTCATTCTCTATTAATAAGTATGTTGATTGATATCAATAGGAAATTAATCATTAATAGAGATAATTGTGGTGAAAGTTTAAAGTTAATAATTGGCGGATTGCTTAAACTTAGGGTAGCTGTGGTATCGAATATTTACATGAAACAATTCGGTTTAAATAGTGAAACAGATATTGAATTTAATAAATATTTTCCAGGTTTATCCAATAGGACACCTGATTATATAATATTAAGAGACGATTTAAACTTGGTTGTTATAGTTGAGACATCTTATTCTTCTAAAAAAGCAAAAGGGATATTTTCAAAAGGCTTAAATAAGGAAACCTCTAAATATTTTGATGAAATATTTCTGATTGAGTCTAGAACTAATTGGAAAGTTGAGTACATTCCTTTGATATTTTTTGATAATATGGGATCTAGTTCTTCCATTCAGGACTCATTTTTCTGTGATCAGCAATTAAAACTTAAAAGTCTCTTCAAATATAGAAAGATCGATGAGTATGATAATTGCTTAAGAAAAACCTTTGAACTAAATAGAGAAGTTTATGATAGAGGATCTACAATGAATAAGTGTTTTTCTCTTTTAGACACAATTATTGATTTAAATGATATGACTAAATTCAAAATTGTTGAATTCAATTATAATACTTTATTATTTTTACATCCTTCCATTTCAGCTTTTCCTAGATTAATCATAGAATTTTTGTTTAAGAAAGACATCATGAGGAGTACTAATGAAAATTTGAACTTATTTTTATCTTGGGTCAAAAAGATGAGGTTCAAGTCTTATTCTGGTATTGCCAATATTTTAATAAAGAACTCATTGTCTATGTTTGAGGATTGCAAGACTGATTATGACATCGAAATAAGGAAAAGAGAAAGACAAAATTATTTAAAAAATAACTATTGGTCAATAATCGGAGATCTAGATGATTTGATCCCTAAAGTTATGAATTCTAAAATCAGAGATAAGGCCATAGGAAATCAGTTGATTGGACCTTTAACGTCTGAATATGTGGAACCCACTTGGAAGCCTATTGAAAAACCAGCTTCATCACTGAATTTTATTATGAATGAACAAATAAGAATTTTAAATGAAAATAATAAGTCACTTTCATCTTCAAAACTTGATATTATAAAAGAATTGGCTTCAGAAAATGAGTCAAAGAAAATTTTTAGTGTTAATGTATTTAATTTCATTAAGGGTCAACTAAGAGGGGAAATAAAAGTGTGTATTAAATCAATGGAAGAATTTGTAAAACACTTAAAAAATGATATTAGCTTATTAATCAATTTACCCTTAATAGAGTTAACAATGGAAAAAAATAATATTGTGAATGAAAAATCTGTAATCTCACACTTACTTAAGCCTGCTGAAAACAAACTAATAAGTCATAATTTTGAATTTAGAGAATGTGTCATTTCCGATGACTCAGACACTCATTACTTAATTGACTTCTCAGAAATAAGATTTGTAATTAGATCATATAAAATGTTTTTCTCTAATGAATTAGTTAATTATGAGAAGCTATCTGAAGTTCCTATCAATAATGATAAATTGGATGTTTTTAATTTGCCTAACGATTATAAATATGAGGATAAAGAAATTGAGGAAAGCATAAATGATTCTATTAGAAGATATAATAAATTGATTAATAGTTGTGATTTCTTATACACTAATAGAACTTGTCCTATGAATATCGAAGATTTTAAGCAAAAGACACTGAGTTTATCTAAAATGTCAATAAAAGATGAGTATGATTCAAAATGTCAAAAGTCATTTTTGATATCTAAACAAAGCAATCCTTTAAATTTTGAGTCTTTCTTAGATATTATAGCTTCTAAATATGAATCCAATAACGAAAGGAATTTAAAAAATATTTTAGATTTATCAGAAAAAAAAGATTATTTTGTAGGTCCTTATGTAATTAGGAATAGATTAATCTACATAGGAGATATTGAAGTTTCAATCTTGACTTGTAAAGAAGACTTATTAAATTTATTAAAGAACATGTACATTGTTGAATACAAGTCTAACTTATCAACCATTATAGATTGGTGTGATAAAATGAAGAAAGAAAAAGAGAACAAAGATAGAGAGAAATACTTATATTGGGATGATGATATTTTAAATTATGAAGATAAATATAATCATTTTAATGATTTGGACACGAATGAAATATATTATGATTATAGTTTAGTCGATCATTTAATAGATAGAACTGCAGGAGGCTCTCAAAGTCAATGTAGACTAGATTTTAAGAAGTTAAAAGATGTACTTTTGTGCGAAGAGATCAGAATTTGCTATGCATTGTCTAAACTACATGAATCTATAGCACAATCTTGTCTAAAAATGTCAGTGAAATCTAATCAAGGAATAATAATAAATAGTGGATTCAAAGGAATTTTTGCTTTAATCATTAAATCTAAGAAGATTTCACAAGACAATGTTAAAGTTAGATATTTGTTATTTAGATCTATGAGTTATGATAAGGATAGTGTCTTTAGAAACAAAATAAACAATGATTTATATTGTACAAATGTATATCAATCAAGTATTAGTGAAATAAATTTTAAAGCTAATCTATTCAATAATTTGATACCTTTTGTTATTAATAAGATTAATTATGATGTTAATACTTTAAGAAAGTGGATCTGTATAAATTACACTCTGTTATTCAGAACATGTAAAACTGTGAAAATGATAGTTTCAATCTTCAAATATTTAAATGTTATACAATTTGCTGATTTTTCAAATCCTAATAATTTGATGAACAAGTATTTACTTAGTTTTCCTTATAAAAATAAAGATCAAATGCTTTTCGCATATAAGATAATCTGTGATTTTAATGAAAATTTATCTAAAGTTACAAGCATAACTTTAGATGAAAACAAGATAAATTTTAAACCAGTAAGAAAAGAACTTATTAATTTAAAATTAAAATCAAGATTGAGTGAAGAAGAAAATATTATTGAATTTATAAGTTCAAACAGTTATTATCAAAATGTCTATAAAGATACCACTTCTGATGTCACTAATTATTGTGAATTTATAAACACTATTATAAGAAATAATCAAGCTACAATGGAATTTAATGATCAAGATTTGAATAAAATGCATGTTCCAACTTCTGACAACAAAGTGCATTGCTTTGACCAAAAGATAATAAAGAATTCTGTAGATTTATTAATGATTAAACTACAATCTATTTATGGAAATGATTTTAAGCGTCTTACATCTGAAGAATTTATTTTGAATGAGTTTAATAATTACATTGATGAAAATTTCTCCAAAGATTTTTCAAATGATCATAAGAGTTTAAACTATAATATTTTAAGTTTTTGTAATGAATTGAATGCTTCAAATGATAGTGCAAGAATCAAAACAAGCAGATATAAAAGTCAATTAAATGAATCATTCATGGATTTAAGTAGGGAAATCTTTAATGAAGAAGAGGAGATTTCACCAATATTGGTTTTTAACAAATTTTTCTCTATAATACTAGATGAGAATCATCATTTACATAATAAACTCATTTCTATGTCAAAATTGTCCATAGTCACGAAAAAATCTCAACATGAAGGCGATAGGGAAATATATATCGTTAGTATTGTTTGTAAGATGTTATTATACATAATCCAAATTTTCTTTAGAATAGTTAACTTGATTATCCCAGAGGAAATGGTAGTTAAATCAGTAGGCTCTAAATTACATGAAATAAAAAAAATGACAGAAGATATATCTAAGGTCAAACATAATTATGAAATAGTGTATTTCAATGGAGATATGCAAGCTTGGTCAGGTCGTGATATTTATAAAAAGTTTTACCCAATTACTAATAGATTAAAAAAATATTATCCTCCAAACATTGTGAATTTAGTAATTAAATGTCTAAAATTAACAGAAAACATGAAAATTATTATACCCTTTGAAGTTCAGAATCATTTTAAAGAAGAATTTGAAGATTACTGTGGTCTAAAAGTGATTGAATATAAAAGAAGCTGGGGTCAAGGGTTATATCATAATATCTCATCATTTGTCCACATTTTAGAACAAAACTTCAGAAAGGTTTCTCTAAACTTTTATCTTCACTCAAATTATGGTTCATTAAAACCTATAACAGTGACTCCTACCGAAATTGAAGAAAATGAAAAAGAGACTGATATTGATAGAATAATGAATGAAGAAGAAAACTTTGTAATGAATGAAGATGATGCTTACAATAATAAATATAAATTTTATAAATATTGGAATCAAAATCCAGAATGGAAGCCAGATATCTTTAAATTACCTATGATAACAGGTTATCAATACCTATTGCTACTGGACTTCTATGTCTTGGGAGATGAAACTCCAGAATTATTAAAATTAAATTTTAAACTTAATTATTTAAGGCATCATCCAGATAAAACAGGAAAGGAACCTTCTAATGAATTTAAAGAATATCTTTCACTTAGAGAGGCAATGAAAAATGATCTTCAACAATTAGTCAAATCTGTAAATTTTGAGGATTATTCCATAAACCTATCTATAAATATGGAACTTAAGGAATCATTAGTTAACATAGATAATACCATAAATGAGGAAAGCTATGAAGGTGGATTCAGATCTAAAGATAGATTTATAAAACAATTGAAGAGTTATAATAATAGTTCTGACTTATTAATCAAGTGGTCTCAAATTGCTCATTCTGATGATAAAAATGAAATCTTAGCAATAAACTTAAACATTTATGAGTTATTTGTTAAATATTCAAACATAGGACCAATGTTTTTTTCTTTAAAATCATCTCCAAATAAGGATTCTTTTAGCAGGATTATTTCTGAAATGGTAGGTTTACAAAATATTCGTGGACAATTATATGATAATCCTAACAAAACTATGAATAACTGGGTTTCTAATATCTTAAAGCCAGAATTCATACACACTTATAAATCTTCATTGTCTAGAATACAAAATTATTACTGGAAAAGCAGTGATCTCATAGGATCTATGTTGATGAATTATATTTCCTATTCAATTTGGAGTATCAAATTCGGAATAAATAAGATTGATTTAAATGTATGTTTATTACCTTTAGATTTTGGGGGATGTTATCTTGGTCCAATCTGTAGTTTAGAGTATGGATCAAATTCTGATATTGTTGTTAAAGATATCATTTATCAATCTTTAGGATATGGTTATAACATAGATTCTCTTCAAAATAATGAATACAGATTAATAAATAGATTTAGCCCCTCATTGAAAAAAAAGATAGAAAATTATTTAAAGAAATCTAGAGTAAAATTATCAATAGAAGAGTTAAATGATTTGAAAAACAGAGAAAAGAAAATGGATTATATTGACAATTTAATAAATGTTATAGCAGCAAAAAGAAAAGAGTATATTAATAAGACTAGTGAAGTCTTTAAAAGTAAATTAATCACTTATTTCAAAACAGAGAGATTTGCAATGGTTGAAAATCGATTCAGAAATAAAGTATTCAAAGATGTTCTAAAGTCTTACTTAAATTTGTGTATTTATGATTACAAGGTCTCATCAGTGAACAATATTCCTAGTCAAGTGGTCAAGGAAGTTGTGAATGATCTTCGATTAACATTTAATGATGAAATTAATAGATCATTGCATTTTCTTGACACTAAAAATTTTAATATCAAATTAGAGAACTTAGATATTGGATCTCAAGTGTTATCAGTAGACATCATCAAAGATATGATGTATCAAAGATACAGAAAAATATTTAATAACAATGATATGCGATCAAAAAAAACAACAATTGTAAATAAATTTCTTGATATAACACAACATTTAGGTATAAGAACCGTAATAGATTTTGAAAAAAAGAAAGATGATATAAAAAAATTGAATCAATCAAGATTAAAAAGTAAATTATATATTTTTAAGGGATTATCCAATAGAGATTGGAAATACAAGCACACAAAAATTGATCTAGATTTTGCGCCTTCGTTCAAATTGTATCAAGAAGATTTAGTTGTGAAATTCAAAGAAGTACTAAGTAGAAGTGTTACAGAAACAGAAAATTTTATAAAATCTCAAATAAATGATTATCTAGTAAATTATGATTTTGATCACTTAGATAATATTAAAGATTACATTCAAAATAACAATATGAATCTGCAATATTTGATGAAATTGATTAAAGATGAAGGAGTAAAATCAATTTTAACTGTGTTATATGACTTAAGTGTTTATAATTATAAAGTTGATCATAGTCTAACAAACAACTTATCATTAAGTGTTATATGTCATTATGAAGAGTATTCATTTTACAAAATTACCTCAGAGTCCTATTTAGTGGATATCTTAGTTAAGGGTAAATCAGGATCTTTCACTTTTAAAAGACCTATTTCATATTACAAGAAAAGAATAAGTGATCAAAGATTTGTGAAGCTAAAATTGGATGATAAAATTGAGTCACTTAGTGAATACATCAACCCTGTTTATCAATTTCTGAATCTAAATGGAGTTTTTATAGAGTTAAACTTTAATCCTTTAACAAAAATTAAAAATTCTCAAGAGGAAAGGGATAAGATAGTAATCAAATTAGATGAGTATCATAAAACCTATAGTGATATTTGCAAAAATAATATTATATTTAAGTCACAATCAAAAGTAAAGATTCAAGTTTTAGATTTTTACACTGATCAAAAGAATTTTGAAATAATGACTGATAAATATAGTAGATTAGAATATGCTAATTCTATCAATTTGAAGGTAAACTACAATAAATCAAAAGGCATAATTTGCGCTCCTAAACCTCACTTTTACACTATTGATGTATCTGTAGGAATGAGAAAACTTTTAGGTTTTAAATTCAAAAAATGTTTAATTGAGAATTGGAAGAATCCAAATACTCTATCATTAATAAAGAATGTTCCTGTGCTCTCTACTGTGCTAGGAATTACTACCCCTTTTATTTGTTTAAATAAGTTATATAATATGGATAATGTTATAGAAGATTGTAAATTAAAAATGGCAAACTACTACTCTTCTTTAGATCAGTATGAAAAAAAAGTGCTATCATCAATCTTGAATAAAGAATCTACAAAGAATTTTAGAATGATTGATCATGAGCTAGTGAATGGTAAGAACAGATTTAGATTCACAAGTAGATTAGTTAATGGTATGAACATGATGGTTCAAAAAACAATAAGTAAATTGCATATACACCCATTTCTTAATAAGTTGTATAAAGAAATTAGTAAAGACTCCACAGAGATGAATCCACAGGATAAGCGACTTTTAATATCTTTTTATAATTCCTTAGAATATATAGTCAGTAATGTTAAGATGTTCAACACTCTTAAAGTGGAAGAAGTGCCAATCCCTTTTTACATGTCTCATGTTTTAAGTTTTATAAAGGATGGTGAAACGAAAAACCTAGAATTGGATGTTATGATTTTAAAGCACATAAGTATAGAATTTGAAGGTTATCGAATAGAAAATTCTCCTTTGGAAGATATAGATGAATATGCACATGAAAATCTAGAATCTTATGGAGATGTTAATGTCAACCTAGTAATAAAAGATAATAGTGAACACAAGGATAAAATCATAAAAGATCTTCAAAATGAGATTGTTAAACTTAAAGAAGAGATTAAAAATCTTAGTTCCTTATTAAAGATAAAAAAAACAGAGGAAAAGAAAAATGAAATTAGCTCTTCTTCTGAGAAGAGTATAACAAGACTCAAGAAAAACATAGAATTATTGAAAGAAAATTACCTTAAAGAATATAAAGAGAAAGAGAATTTAGAATCGAGTAGAATTCAATTAGAGGAAAAGAATGCTCATTTGCAAAATCTATTGATAAAAAAAGAATCTGAAGTTTATGAATTAAAAAAAGAAATGAAAAAAAGAGACATTGAAAGAGATAAAGAAAAAGAGAAGGAGACATTTAAATCTAAAATGTTTGAATTTTTGTCTGATAGTACTTCCAGTGATGATGGAGAATCAGAAAGTGACTCAGAAAATGATAGTGACAATCAAGATCCTGTTACCAAGAAAGATAAGTTTGATGACAATGATGATAGTGATGATGAAAGAGACATTGGAGATAAGACTAAAGAAGATAACAATCAAGATTCTGATACAGAGAGAAGTGAATCAAATAACAATAATAATTATGATAACAATAAAGAATGTGAAGACAAAACTAAAAGTTATGAAGATGTCAAAGAAGAGAATCATGAAAATGATCACAATAATAATAAATCTTTAGTTGTTTATAAAGAAACAAGGGATGTGTTTAACAAATCTCTAGATTTTAAAAATAAAATAAAGACTAAGTATGAGGAGATTAACAAATTGATGAATCCTCATTTTACTCATTATTATTCTTGGAGACAAATATTAAAATTAAATCAAGAAGAATTTAACAGATTAAGAAGGATTAGATTCTTATTATTAGATGAAATTGACTTTTCAATCAAATGTTTAACAAAGTCTTTAGTTGCATGTTATCTTTTTGATTTTCAAGGAGAATATAATGGACCTTTTTCATGCAGAACAATTCAAGAAGCATATGATTTGTCTTCAGAGTCATTAAAAGATTTCATAAAACAGAAAAGCCCTGAAGTGATGAACAAAAAGTCTTTAAATAGAGATCAATTTGAAGAAGAATACAGTTTTAGAAGGAAAATAGGTTTTAAACCACCCAAAGTTAGTGCTGAATATTATGATGAAGAAGTGGATTTTGAAGTTTCTAGACTTATGAAGAATAAATTTGGAGGATTATACAAAATGACTCATGAAGGCAAGATTGAAGAAAATGACATTTCTTATGGTAGTAAAATTGGGGATAAGATATACAATCTTAAAAAACCTATTTACACTGATCTACATGAGAATATAAATACTGTAGAAAAATTTAATATTTTAAGACCAAATGTGATCGATAACAAAGGTGATGGATTATGTGGTTTTTACTCATTAGTCAAAAGTATGCAATCTTTAGATAAAGACATTGATGAAAAGAAATTATTAGAATTATGTCAAAGCACAGGATCGAAAGACTGGTTTTCTTTTGAAGAACTATCAATAGCTTGTAGACATTATGAAACTAACTTAATTCTTTTAATATCTGAAGAAAACAGATTAGAAATGGATGTAACTAATTACATTGATGTAGTTTCAATGGAGTTTAAAAATAATCACTATTTATGTAGAATGTCAGATTCACAATATAAAAATTACTTTGAAAAATTAAACATGAAAAGAGAAGTGGAAAACATATCGCAAGTTAAAAAGTTTAGAAATAAATTAAAACCTGAAGGTCTTGTCATATTTCCTGGTAATTTAGAAGAACCCTGGTATAAGGGTCCTAATATAGAAGTATGTATTCAACCTTATAAGAAATTGACTGACATACCTAAAGGAGGATTTAGATATACATTATTTTCTAATCAGTCAGAAATAGGTTACGTTATCAAGTGGTTAGGATTGGAAGGAAATAGTCCTTTAGTATTTTATAAGAAAATTGAAGTTGAAGTTGATGAAAATGATATGAGTTCAGGAGAGATTAGTCTCAAAGGTATTGTAAAGCATCCAGGTTCACTTGAAGAGTCTTGGTATAATGGCCCTCCATTAAGTGAAATTAGGAAACAATTACCAGACATTGACAAATTAAATAATAGTCAATTCTTAACTTTAATTATGAAAATGCAAAATTTATTAGGTTATATTGTCAAATGGAAAAATTCTCCAAATAAGTCTCCTTTAGAGTTTTATCAGTAAAATTGAAGTAGATAAACAAATAATAGCGC